TGCCCAACTGGTCATGCTTTCTCCTCTTTAGTTATATTATACGTTAGATTGTGATAAATGTCAAGTTTATCTTAGGGTTCTTTCTGAATACGAAAATACCATGTTTAAGGCAAACCGTTTTTCTGATTTTAGTGGACCGACTCCACGATGTTCTGCGAATGAGTCAAATAATATTGCTTCTCCAGGGACACTGGGAATATATATTTCTTCATCACCATTTTTGATGATAGTCGCACCATCATCTGAAAAGTTATATAAAACACTTAGATGGTTTTTTGTATTACCATTATGGTCTTGTGTTCCGACACGACCGATAACATAATCTGTATGCCAAACACCACTAGATGCTGCATTATAATAATTCCAACAATATCTTCTTAGTGAGAGGTCTGAGTATTCCCATTTAGTTCTTTTCAATATTGCCTTAGACAAATACTCAGCAAAATTATTCAGTTTGAAATGATAATCGTTTTGATCAGGAGTCCTCTCGTCACAAAATGATGTTATCACACAGCCAGTATCAGAAAGCATTCTTCCTTCTGCTTCCTTTCTATAATGGGGTGTTGTGTCTGGAGCATCATCCATAGTAAACCCCCACTTCCAATTCCAGAATATTTCGTTTGTTATATAATCCCTAAAATCGTTAGATGATATATCAGAGATTATCTCATAATTATTGTCCATATCTACCTTTTAATGCATTTAAGCATGTCCGTCCACTCTGCTGCACGTAGATCCCAATTAAAGAAGTTATCTACCCAATTTTTCTGGAACATTAATTTCTTTTGTAAGTTCTCGTCACGATGCTCAATAATTGCTTGAAATAAATGATTAGCAAATACGTTTGCGTGTTCACCCATATCTTCATTGAATTGATACATACGAGCAAAGTTACCAGTCGTTTCTGGTAGTGCTGCGAAGTTAGGACATACTACCTCACAACCTGCACTCATTGCTTCAATAGCACTGATACAACTTGTTTCTGGCCATACACTTGGGTATGCGAAGATATGTGCTTCTTGTAATGCTTTGCGAACAACATCATTAGATTGAAACCCGTGATATGTCATATTAGGATGTTGTCTAATTTCTTCAAACAAATCTTCATACGGTTTATCACGTTCTTTCCAACCATATGCTTCGAATGACGAATACACGTCTAGATGAATTTTATCACCCATCTCTTCAGCAATTGCTTTAACTGCTGCAACTACAAGATTGAGTCCACGATGTGGAGTGGTGTGGTAGATAATACGGACAACGTCTTTATCCTTTTCTTTATACTCAATTGGGTCAATAGCATTTCGTAATACAATAGCATTGGCATACGGAACACCCAATGCCAAGTTATATGTTGCCAGTTGATAATTAGACACAAATACAAGTTTAGCAAACCTATCTCTGCTCTCTTGTTCTTTAAGATGTTGTACTTCCGGATCGTCCCAAGTATCGTGTAACCATAACACGTTAGGTTTATCCTTATCAGTCCAACTTACTCTTGACTTGATAATATAAAACTCATCAAGTAAATCATTATCTACTCTTTCGTATAATGCTTTATTCATTAACTCAGTTCCACCCATAGCACCATCATACGTGCCATCTTTACTTGGACCAAGTTCTACTGTTTCAGTATCATCAATAATATTTAATGCCATATTATGCTACTTCGAATGACTTAACGGTGTTGAGTTTGAATGATCTCCAACCTTTCTTCTCTAAATCCCATACAGTTATTAGTTCTGGATGAGGATTTGTTTCATATTCAACTGAGTCGTCATCTACAACGTTAGCACGTTTTGGTAAGAACTTCTCAAGCAACGTACATTCCATAGTGCGTTCAGTTCCGTCTTTCTTTTCAAACACAACTGTTGCTGTAAATGACCTCAACAAATCTGACATCGCATTCTTTTCAAATTTGCATCTACCTTCGTCTACTCGTTCTTTACGAATTTGTAATGTGCCTTTCAATTCTTTTATATTAGGTGTTTCACCTTCATACTCTTCAATACAACCACAACAAATCTTATGAGGACCATCCCCTTCTTTCAATTGTTCTTGTAACTCGCAAGTCCTACTACCACAAAATTCGTAGCAACCTTTTTCTTCATTAAATTTGTAATTCTTTTTCATCATATTCCTCGTATTGCATTATATTATATTATACCCCTATTTAGACAAGAAGTAAAGTTTAAATACAAAAACCTTGTTCACGTAATCGTTTCTTCCAAGGTCCACCTTTCTTCTGTTCAGAGTATTGTTTAAATACTATACTAGCAGTTTCCCTATCATTAATAAGAGTTAGTGCTTCGATGATTTTTAAAATTTGTTTTTCTTTTAAGCAGTGTATATTCATAATATTTTAATTCCTAGAGCATAATTTTCTGCAGCATCCTCAACATATCTTAATGACTTGTCAGGAAACTTTTCTGAATCAAAAATTTGACCATCCTCAGCAAAGTAAATAATGAAGTATTCTTTCGTTTTTGGGTTCTGTCTTACTTGAGCAGAACCATCATTTGGTTTATAGTATTCTGATATCAACATTACATCCCACCCATCAAATATTTTATGATTGCATCGTGGATATCTGGGTCTCCCCAAAACATAATAGTCAATACCATTATCATTACGAAAAACATACTCGCTCCAGTGTCTTCTACTTTATCTTTCATAAAATCCTTTCTCCTTTCCATAGTTTCTTAAAAAATCGTTGTGGTCGACACTATTACGTTTTTCATTAGCATTAGTTTTAACCTTACCGCATAGAGATTCATATCTACCTTTGATGATAGTCAATTCAGTTTCCAAATCAATGATCCTCATTTCAAGTTCACCAACCTCTAACTTATGTTTTGTTTCTAACTCATCAAAATGTTGTCCTAAAGCTCCCATACCTTTCTCCTATATAATATCTGCTTGTGTTTTATCAAGTCTAAGTTCTACAAAGATTGGTAAGAACAATGACTTCGTATTCTTATTCTTATCTTGTATAACTTCGTTGTACTTAACCGTTATAATCTTCCCTACGATATCTTCGGGTAGCATTTTTCTGTCTTCATCATTGAAACCTGACCCAACACCAACCTCGACACCACCATCAGCAGTAATACAAGTGACGCTTCCCATCAGACCAGCAATCTTACCAGTTCCGAAATTCCACCCAGTTACTAATAGGTCTGCTTCAAGTTCTACTTTCATTTTGACTTGGTGCTTACTACGTTTATCTTCCCAGATTGAATCAGTGTTCTTAACGATTACACCCTCTTGATCATCTGCTAATGCTTCTTGGAATATCATTCTAACCATATCCATATCATTAGCATAGAAGTCATCAACTATATCTATTTTATCATCACGGTCAATAAGGTATAATGACCTCATTCTTTCATCATATGGGATGTCACATTTACCTGTTTTAAAGTCTTCAAGTGGAATAAGATCCCAAGCAGTCATACGTACACGTGATGCTTCTTCTTTACTTATAGTTCCCTTAACTGCTTTGTTTAGAATTCCATTGCCAGTTTTCCTGTCAAGAATAGCACCATCGGCATCTAGGACGACTAACTCACCATCAATAACAGCATTGACGATATTAAAGGTTTCATCAAACAGTCCGTGTAGGTCAATCTGTTTACCATTACGACTTCTCGCTTCAATCTTACCGTTGCCATCAATAATGATATTCGCACGCATGCCATCCATTTTAGTCTGAACAATAGCAGGGAATTTGATGTTCTTAAAGTTCTTCTCATTCATAGAAGATGCTAACATACAAGGATACGTTTCAATAAATCCTTTACCAAATACTTTATTTACAGTTGATTTATGAATACCACACTTCAGGTCTTTAGAGATGATACGTTCAACAACCTCAGCATCATTTGCTGGAATATACTTTAGGATATTAGTCAGGTGTTTGATACCAGCATTACCAGTAACCGTTCTTGATGATAAAACTTTTAACTTTTCTAATGCCCAATCAAGTGTAAATAAATTACAATCATTTACCGTTTCATACTCAGGGATCTTCCTAATATGATATTGTGTATATGGGTCAAGTGCTGCAATGATAACGTTCTTAAACAATTCATTATCCTTGTTCTTCTCGACTACATCAATTTTGAATAGTCTACCATTATCACTGGCACATTCGTTTAATATACTTAAACAGTCCATTCTGTAAATGCCTTTGGGTTTGTAAATTTATAAGTTTCACCTAAGCAAGCTGCATTAATGTGAGTTGTGACTTCACCGTAACCATCAAGCACACCTTGACCAGTATGAATATGCCCACAGATATGTACCTTCGGGTTATTGGCATCAATCCAATTGTGCAATCCCTTAGAACCAAG